GGCCCTTATACAATCACCGTTACTGGCGTAACTACTTTTACAGTCACCGTGGCTTCTGGATCACAGAGCGGTAACGTAAGTATTTACTACAACATACTCATGGAAATTGATATTACTAACAGTGTGCCTGTTAATGTAATTATTCCCGGCGAAGGTATTTTGGCCAACGACGGCATCTATTGTGGCGTTCCAACCAACATTGCCGCAACGGTGTTCTATGGCTAAGTCACCAGCATGGCAACGCAAAGAAGGGAAGAATCCGAAAGGCGGTTTAAACGCCAAGGGTCGGGCATCCGCAAAGAAGGAGGGGATGAATTTAAAGCCTCCCCAACCCGAGGGCGGATCAAGGAAGAAGTCCTTTTGCGCGAGAATGTCAGGGATGAAAGCAAAACTGACATCCCCCAAAACTGCAAATGATCCAAATTCAAGAATTAACAAAAGCCTGCGGGCATGGAAGTGCTAAATGGACAACCATGATGTAAAAGTAATGGCTGATGGAGCCGCAGTAGTCGTAGGACTAGGTGGGTTCATGGAATGGTTTCCCCCTGTTGTGGGGCTTGTTGGTGGTTTGTTGACTATTGTTTGGTTGTGTTTGCGTATATGGGAAACCGATACGGTCAAGGCTTGGAGAAAACCTGATGCCTAGTTCAAGCAAAAAACAACACAATTTTATGGAAGCAATTGCTCATAACAAAGCTTTTGCAAAGAAGGTAGGAGTTCCACAATCCGTGGGACAAGATTTCAGCAACGCCGATAAAGGCAAAAAATTCTCAAAAGGTGGTGATACTATGGCTTCTAAAATGAACCCCGGCTTCATGGCAATGATGGCTAAGAAAAAAGGTATGAGTAAAATGGCTGGTGGTGGAATGACCGAAGCCAAAATGGGCTCAGTAAAGACTGCGGCTCCTAGCAAAGACGGTGTTGCTACTAAAGGCAAAACCAAAGGCACCATGATTAAAATGTCTGGTAGCACTCCTTTAGGTATGAAAAAGGGTGGCATGACCAAGAAGATGAACATGGGCGGCAAAGCCTGTTAAACCATGATGGCCTCACGCGGTATGGGAGATATTCTCCCTTCCAAAATGCCCAAAAGCGTAACCAAGAAGCGCCGTGATGACACAGACTTCAAACAGTACGCTGAAGGCGGTAAAGTGAATGCGGCGGGCAATTACACTAAACCAAGTCTGCGTAAGCGGATTGTGTCCCAAGTAAAAGCCGCTGCTACACAAGGTACAGGCGCAGGCCAATGGTCAGCACGTAAAGCGCAGCTTGTAGCTAAAAAATACAAAGCAGCAGGTGGAGGATATAGAGATTGAAAGCACCGCAACAATCTCTTAAGGATTGGGGCGACCAGAAGTGGCGTACCAAGAGTGGAAAACCGTCTAGTAAAACAGGTGAGAGGTACCTTCCATCTGCGGCTATTAAGTCTTTATCACCAGCAGAGTATGCGGCAACTACCCGTGCAAAGCGTGCGGGGAAAGCAGCAGGAAAACAATTTGTAGCGCAACCTAAAACAATTGCAAAGAAAACGGCAGGATTTAGATAATGACCACTTCAAGCGTCTCTGCTTTCAATCTTGACCTTTCTGAGATGGTGGAAGAGGCATTTGAGCGTGCTGGTTCTGAAATGCGTACGGGTTATGACCTTAGAACTGCCCGCCGTTCGATGAATTTGATGTTTGCTGATTGGGCAAACCGCGGCGTCAACATGTGGACGTTTGAGCAAGACATGATTCCGCTTGTTCAAGGCCAGCCAACCTATGCTTTACCCGACGATACAGTGGATTTGCTGGAACATGTCATCAGAACCAACGCAAACAACACCAGCAATCAGGCAGATTTGACCATTACGCGTATCAGCGTTTCTACTTACGCCACAATCCCCAACAAATTAACGCAAGGACGCCCCATTCAAATATGGATTCAGCGTTTATCTGCCCAAGATTCCCTTTTGCCCGGCACTTTGCAAGCGGCAATCACCACAACAACGACTTCTATCCCAATTACATCGCTGGTAAACGTACCCAACGCGGGTTTTGTCAAAATTGGTACTGAATTGATTGGTTTTAACGAGTATCAAGCGGCTACAGCCACAAGCCCAGCATATCTTTTAAATTGTGTACGTGGTCAAAGCAACACGACGGCAGCAGCTCATAGTGTTGGCGACTTGATCTACTACTCTCAGAAGCAAAGCGTAACCGTTTGGCCAACTCCTGATGGGTCACAGTCCTACCAGTTGGTTTATTGGCGTATGCGTCGCCTACAAGACGCTGGCAACGGTGTAAATACGATGGATGTGCCGTTCAGGTTCATTCCTTGTCTAGCCGCTGGCTTGGCGTACTACATTGCGCTTAAAGTACCGAATGGTTTGGAGCGTTTGACGGTTCTAAAGTCTCAGTATGACGAGGCTTGGAACAATGCGGCGCAGGAGGATCAAGAGAAAGCGGCTGTCAGGTTTGTGCCTAGACAGATGTACATCGGTGGTGGCTCTTAATGGGCAATAAGTTTTCCTCCGGCAAGAATGCGATTGCGGAGTGTGATCGATGCGGCTTTCGTTATAAGTTAAAGGAACTTAAAAGAGAGATTATCAAGACAAAGGTTTACAATCTCTTGGTGTGTCCTCAGTGTTGGGATCCAGATCAGCCTCAGTTGCAATTGGGTATGTATCCAGTTGATGATCCACAGGCGGTCAGGAATCCAAGACCAGATTTGAGTTATGTGGCGTCTGGCTTGTTGGCAGATGGCTATCAAGGTGAAGGCAGTAGAGTATTTCAATGGGGCTGGAACCCTGTGGGTGGAGCAAGTCAATTTGATTCGACTTTAACGCCAAACTACTTGATGCCAGAGGTGCAAGTTGGTACAGTTACGATAGTTACAACGTAGGAGTTAATGATGGACAAAGAAGACATGAAACAAGACAAAGCCCTCATCAAGAAGGCTTTTAAACAGCATGACATGCAAGAGCACAAAGGTGGTAAGGGTACTAAACTCAAGCTTGCCGCTGGTGGTGTTACAAGCAAAGCAATGATGACAATGGGTCGCAATATGGCTCGTGTTGCCAACCAAAAAAATACCGGAAGGGGTCGATAATGCCTAGATTTAGTCAAAAAGAAGACGGTAAAGAAGTAGGCAGCGCTGCGGTCTACGCTGCCCCACACACAAGCACAGGCAAGCCTTTGAAGTTCGAGGCGGGCGTTAGCAATAACAAAGAGTATCTTAGGAATGCTAACGTGTCTGTGGCCAACTCACACAGCAATGATTATCCTCCCACAAAAACATCTGGTATTAAGATGCGTGGAACAGGTGCTGCAACCAAAGGTGTGATGTCAAGAGGGCCAATGGCCTAAAGGTACGGAATGAACTATACGCAATTAAAGACGGCAATTGAGGACTACACTCAAAACTATGAAACTACTTTCATAGCTAATTTGCCTGTCTTTATTACGCAAGCTGAACAGCGCATATACAACTCTGTTCAGTTTCCTTCCATTCGTAAGAATGTGTTGGGTATTTTGACGGCCAATAATAAATATTTGAGTTGTCCTCTTGATTATTTATCCACATATTCTTTAGCTATTTATACGGCTCCTGCAACAGCGCCTACGGGTTCAGGGACAGCAGGCGCGTTTACCATAACGGTGTCAAGCCCTACAGGAATTGTAGTAGGCCAGTATGTAACGGGCACAGGCATTGGTACTGGCGCTTATGTAACAGCTATCTCTACAAATACTATTTCTTTATCAATAGCCAATAGTGCTACGGTATCTGGAGCAATCACTTTCCAAGGCGAGTACTTGTATTTGCTGAATAAAGACGTTAACTTTATCAGGCAAGCGTACCCAACACCGACTTCTACGGGTATACCCCAATACTATGCTTTGTTTGGCCCCGCGGTTAGCGGCAGCACAATCAGTAACGAATTAACTTTTATTCTTGGGCCTACACCCGACGCCAACTATAACGCTGAGTTGCATTATTACTATTATCCTGAGTCTATTACAACTGCATCCAGTGGTCAGACTTGGCTTGGGGATAATTTTGATACTGTGCTACTGTATGCTTCCTTGGTCGAGGCTTATACTTTTATGAAGGGTGAGACCGACATGATGCAGTTGTACAACACCAAATT